TCTCAGCCTTCTGTTCCTTCTTCAAAAGTTTCAAAGTCTTCTTATCCAGTTCCAAAGCAAACATCATCTGAGTCTCGTAAGGCGTCAGATCTCGGTTCATCAATTGCTTTGCCCTCACAAAAACCTGTTGAATAATCGGTTTCATCTTTCCTACCATCCATTCCACCACAGATTTGCCAATAAGAGCCGCAGCAACACTAGCAGTAGCAGTGGTGCCAGCAAGCATAACCTGTTCTTTAGGAGGAATTGGAACTGGTCCAACAAAGGGAACTTGGATTTCTGGGACACCTAGATTACTTTGTGGTGGGACAATTGTTTGAGTTTCTTGTTGTGTAATTGTTGGCACTGGTGGAGGTACAAATGGTTTTGCATCTGGAAGTGCTCTAGGTTTATCTTGCATCTCTTCTTCTTTTTTTGGTTCCTGTTGGGGATTTATCATTCTCCTAAACTCTTCAGTTGTAGGAGCATCAATTGGTTCATATTGTGGAATACCATCCAGAGGAACATCCACAACAGGTTTTGGAAGAATTCTATTAATTGGTACAAGAATAGGTGGAGGTTCCATATTACGAATAACTGGAACTTCCACCCTTGGTGTTTGTATACTATTTGTTCTTATATCAGGAATTTCTGGTACGTTTGGCATCTAACTCAGCAAAGTTTTTCTTCTTTGTGCCACCATCATAAGTCCAAGCATAACCTTCAGTAATCATTTGGTCGTTCAATGATTTATCTTGGTCGTTAATGTATAAATGACCAATGATCCTTCCATACTTCTCAGTGCTGTCGGGGAGTTCAGTTTTGATTAAAATATTTTTAGCATTTTCTATTTTATGCTTCAACCATTCTTTTGATTGGAGTCCATATTTCTTTTCGTTTGCGTCTGCTGTGCGACTCTCTGGAGTATCAACAGCAGCAAGACGTATTCGCTTACTGAGAGAGATATCAAAACCAAGGTCAATGTCAGCATCAATTGTGTCCCCATCAACTACTTTTAAAATTTGTTTGATACGATAGATGTATGGATCTCTTAATGACATCAGAATAGGAGTTTGAACTTCCCTGTATTTAGGTTAGGAATAGGTAATTTTTCCAATGCTTTACTGATCTGTTTCTCAACAACAGCACTCACAAAATCTTCTGGGTTGTTGAGAATTGCCTCTGCTTTTTTATAAGTCACATAAGCACCTACACAGAGTCCTCCACTAATGAGAAGACTTGTTGCTGATAGAATTAGTGCTAGTTGTTTCATCTTTTGTCTCCAAATATGCCAGTCTTAGTATATAGTAAATACACCACATAGTAAATATTAAACCTGCTCCAAGAATTATACTTACTCCCCAAGGAAATTGATTCATTCTCTTCCCTCCTCTTTGTGAATAAAAACTTTTAAATCCTTAACATACTTTCTCAGTATCTGTGCCTGTTCCTCATGCCAAAAATCACCCGTCTCCAAATGAAGACGGGTGTGGTTATCTATGGCTTTAAGTATTTGATGTATTGGTTTATTCCAACACTCACGCTTGGGAGTGTTCCACTCTCGTGCCATAAGTCCTCATTTTTTCTTTCCACCGTTTTTTGCCTTATTTGCTGTCGCATTCCCCTGATTCTGTTTAGAACCATTGGAACCTTTCTTACCTTTGTTTGATGATTTTGCCATCATGCCCCAGTTGTGCGTGGTTGAACTTGTCCTTCCTCAAGTGCTTCAACTCTTTCTTCAAGAGATACTGTTGTTTCAGCAATTGATGAAACAGGTGGTTCAGGAGGTGCTTCTACAAACTCCTCTCTTTTTGGTTCTCCTTTCTTTTCATCCTCATCATCTCCACCTTTCTTCATTGTATTGATACCAAAAGTGGCAGCAGATGCAGTGAAGACAGTCGCAATAAATGTTGGGTCCATCTTAGATAGAGCACCAGAATAACTTGCAGTTAGAAGAGCCGCAGACCAACCCAAAATACATATACGAATTAGTTGTCCCATAGCATTTTCGTTTTTCTTGTTAGTCATTTTTCCTTTGTGAATAGGTTAACCTTTTTTCCAAGATTCACCTTCTGCCTTTCTTCTACGAGCAAGTCCTGCTTCTACATTAGATCCAGGATTTCTGTATAAGTAAAGCGCATCGGGAACTAAGTCCCATTCTTTATTCTTCAGTCTTTTAGTGATAGTATTAAAATCACCACTGCCATAAAAACCAGCACCAAGATTATAAGCAAAAGAAAGTAATGCTCCTCTTTTGCCATCAGACATTTCATTCCAGTGTGGAATTTTACGAAGTGTCGGAAGAAACTGATTCTTACATTGAGTAATTAACAACTCATCTGCTTCCTGTTGAGTGATTGTATCACCCATATGGAATGGTGATCCATCCTTCTTACGAGTGGTCCCCCAACCTATTGTGATTGGAAGTCCACCTGACAGAGGATCTGGATATGCTTTGAGATGGCATCCTTCAAACTCTTTAATGAGTTTTAGACCCATCATAGGCATATCATCACCACCAGTGGTTACAGGAGCTGCAGCAGTTGTTGTGGGTGCTGGTGCAGCACTAGTCTTTTTTCCTCTATAAATCTCTGCCCAATCAATGTTATCATCAAGATACTTAACTGGGAGATTATCTTCTAACCATTGAACTGCCTTAACGTGATTAGGGTTTCTTTCATCATAGAATTGAAAGAAGTTGTGTAAATCGATTCTTGCCATTGGTTTTCTCCTTATGTATCAATCGAAAATGCGACCCCAACCATCGCTGCCACCTGGGCACCAACGATGCTTAAGAACTGCTTTGGTATAAACGGTCTTCTTACCGTTTGTTACTGGTCCAGTGTAGTTGTCATTTAATGAACCATAAGGATCATTTACATAATATCCTTTACCATCTGGTGTCTTACCGATGACTACACACATGTGCCCACCAGTAGGTGCAGAAAGAGAACCCCTGTGAAGAATACCAATAACGACGGGTTTGCCAGCATCCAAACTCTTATCAATATCAGAGAAAGAAAGATTGTAACTAAAGTGTGACTTAACACCATAACCTTGTAGAACTTTGGTCTGAACTGCATGGTCAGTTGTATCACCAATTGCGAATACTTTCTTAACATACTCATCATCACCTTTAATGCTTCCTGGTTTGAGGAAAGCAAGACACATGGCACACGATGAACTGTTACAAGTTCTTTGTGCATCTCTATAATTATCTACTTGATTGAAGTAAGGAACTGCCAATACTGATGGTGTTGGTGGTTTTGTTCTAAAAATTCCTATCCACTCGGATTCAGAATCATCCATAAACTCAGCAGGAAGGTTATCCTCTAACCATTGAACTGCTGCTACGTGATCTGATTTTTTCTCATCATAAAATTTAAAAAAGTTATGAAGATCTAAAGTCATTTTCTTCTCCTATGTACGCTAATGAAAAAATATCATGATCAGAAATATCTGGATTCAACCATTCACTAAATTCTGATTGAATTGCCTGAGCATCTTCATAGTCCTTTTTTTCACAGAGAGAATGAATACGATCAACTGCCCAATCGTGTGATGTCCGAAGAGTCTGTTCCAAAGTTTCCATAATCTTTTCGCATATAGCGTCCTAGAATATTGCTATTGTAGTATGCTGGGATGCCATTGTCAAGAGACTCTCTCAACACATTATTTAGGAAAAGTTGTTTTGTTTCTTCATAATTACAATCACCTTTTGTCTTATGAAGACTTAATATTTTTCTTTCAAAACATTCCTTACCATATTTCTTAACGTCTTCTTTAAGTTCTGGACAAGATCCGTAGTACTTTTTCCAATTAGATTCCTGCTTTACTCTTCTTTTCTTACCAGGAGGAGTTCTGAACGCCCAAAAGTACTTGCGTCCTAGGTAACTTCTACCGGTGATCTTACAGTGAATATGATATACGAATCCAAAATGATCTTCTATATGATCTGATTCAAATATTTCCCCATTGAATCTCCATGGGTTCTCATAGCTCATTTAATAATCTTATAGAGCTATTATTTATCTTCAACGGGAACAAACCTATTCTACATAAAAAAAGAGGACTTGTCAAGCCCTCTTAATAATTATGTTAAATTTTTATTACTTGTTTCTTTGACGAGCAATATAAGCATCAAGTTCTTTCTTTCTTTGCTCCGGAGTTTTCTTTGCTTCTTTTTCTCTATATGATGTTAAAGCAGCTTGGAAAGCAGGATCTGTATTTGGTTTAGATTGCCTATAAACATTCATAGGACCCGAAGCAGGACGACCTCTTGGATCAAGACGAGTTTCAAGAATTTGATTTACCATTTCACTATCAAGTTCAGTCATAATGTATTCTGCCTCAGCAATTGTATCAGCATGTCCTTCAGTCATCAAGTACTCAAGAACAACATCATAAATTTCTACTTCTTCATTTGATTGTTCTGCCATTCTTTCTCTTCTACGAGCGGCAGCAAACTTCATACTTGCTTCCTTTTCACCAGCTCTTGCCGAAGCTCTTGCATTTTGTGGAGTGCGATCTCTCATTTCTGCATTATGTGCGGCACCACTCTGAGCAATACGTTTATTTACCGCTCTACCTACAAGTTCATTAGAGATTTCATCAATCTGCTTCACTTCTTCACCAAGTCTTGATGCTGCTCCTGCTGCTCTCTGAGCAACATTCCCAATTGCTCCTGCTGCCTTGCGGAGACCCCTTCCAATCAATCCCTTAACTCCTTGCTTAACTTCTGCCTTCTTCTTACTAGCGGCGGCAGAAACCGCTCCTGCTGCCCCTTTAACGGCACTTCCAGCGGCACTAGCAGCTTTACCAGCAGCATGAGTGGCGCTACGTCCTGCCCTTGTAACCTCATTCTTGGCGATTGATCCGACAATACCAGCTGCTGCCTTAACACCCTTTGCAGTTGATTTTACACGCTCTACAGCACCCTTTACTGCTGCCTTTCTCTTTGATGCTTTCATATCCTTAAGTCTAGACTTAGCTTCAGTACGTCTATCTTCAGGACTTATTGTATCACTACCATAAGTAACTGTTGCTTCATCAATATAAAGAATTGCTGCTTCTTCTACAAGTTCAGCAGCTTCATCCAAATCGTATCCAAATTCTAGACACTCTTCTATAAGCTCTTCTACAACTTCTTCAATCAAATCATCGGTTAAAAGATCTGATTCTTCATAAACATTTCTGTATGCTTCTTGCATACTTCTAATATCTGATGGCAACATTTTAATACTTATTGAATTGCTAGAGATATTTATAAAAAGTTCCACATAAATATTTAAAAAATCAAATAATAATGAAATCTTTTCAACAATTCAATGAAGATTTAACGAATCTTCAAAGAAATTTAGATGCACTGGGAAGACAATTAGCACCTAAACAGCGTCTTGCCGCAAGAAGAAAAGCAGCACTTCAAAAATCTAAATCTGCTGGAGATGAATTTAATAAAAAATCTGCCGATGAAGTTGAGGCAAATAAAAAAAGAATGACATAAAAAAAGAGGGTCCGAAGACCCTCTGTATTAAAGTTGAAATCCTGCAAAGGAATCTTTTGTAACGTCCTGTTTAATTCCACCAATGATATAACTTTCAACTTCTGTTTCTTGTGGAGCAACTTGAAGTCCTTTAGAACTAATCCAGTGCTCCGTCCAAGGAAGTGGATTATTCTTAGCAGGAATATCATAAAGAGAACGAAGACCAATTGCCTTCATTCTACGATTCGCAATCCACTCAACGTATTGCTGAAGAAGTTTATCGTTCAGACCAATCATAGAACCATCCTTGAACAGATACTCTGCCCAAAGTTTCTCTTGATTTACAGCACTCTCAAAGGTTTTATAAACCCACTGCTCCTCTTCTTTGGCAATTCTTTGCATCTCAGGGTCATCACCTTCCTTCCACTTATTGAGGATGTTCTGAGTGATGACCAGGTGCTGATTCTCATCACGAGCGATCAATCCAATGATCTTTGCACTTCCTTCCATAAGTTTGAGTTCGCCAAATGCAAAACTGCAAGCGAAACTGACGTAAAAGCGAATACCTTCAAGAATATTAACGTTTGCAACTGCTCTGAATAATTTTCTCTTAAGTTCATATCTTTCTGCCTGTGCGTAAGGAACTTGTTCTTGGGCATATTTCCAAAGTTCAGAATTACCATAATGTTGGGCACTATTGATAAAATCGTTATATGCTTCGGTTACACTAACAGCACGTTCGAGAATTCTTTCATCTCTAAGAATAGTATCAAACACATCCGAAGGATCGGAATAAACATTCTTGATAATATATGTATAGGAGCGTGAGTGTATCATCTCCATAAACTCCCAGACCTTCATACACGCTTCCAGTTCAGGAAGTGAGCAGTAGGGAGCAAATGCCATTCCAGGTCCACGACCTTGAACGCTATCAAGCATAACTTGATATTTTAGGTTAGAAGTAAAAATATGCTTTTGT